GGTAGCAGTAGCAGTTGACATTGTGCTGTTCAGGATTTGATCAGCAGTGAATGCCAAATCTGATGGGATGTGCAAAGACTTTGCTTGCAGACCAATCAGAATACCACGGTCATCTTTAGCTTTTGAGATCTGGATCAGTGCAGCTTCCAAAGATGATTCTGCAAGATCAGAAGCACCAATGTAGTTTGACTGATTACCAGCACCAGCTGTTGGGTGTGAAGCAGAGAACAATGCAACACCGTCACCACCTACATAGCTTGCGCTAAAGCCGTTGTTGAACACGTCAGCAGCTTTAACTTGCTTGGTGTTCGCCATAGCACGAGCCAAACCTCTTGCACGAAGTTTTGCAAATGTATCATAGAGGTTATCTTCCATAGCCTCTTCTGTCACTGCAAATGCAAGTGCAATGGTTTCGTGTGTGTAACGAGCCGTGTAGCTCTCTTGTGCATCGTCATAGGACACTGCGGAACCTTCACCCTTAACAGGTGCAGTACCAAATCCTGTAAACAATACTTCTTCTTCAAACGCACGATCTGAATTTTCAGTTTCAAAAAGCGGTGCGTGTTCGTCAGCAACTTCCCCATACTCCATACCGAATACGGCATTAAGACCTGGGAGAAGCTCTTTCGCAATACTTGCTCTATTAATAGCCATTCTTTAATCTCCCTTAATTAGCCCAGTAAGTAGGCAGTGATGGTTGCAGGTGCAGAAACAGTGGCAGTCAGGAAGTTATCTGTATGCTGAATGAGTTGTACATTCAACTTCAAATAAGCGTTCTCTGCGGCTACAGCTACATCGTTCCCTGGCTCATCAACTGAATCCAAGGTACGGCACATAGCAATACCAGTTGTACGAGTTGCTGCTTCAACACCGTGACCAGACATACCAGTGAAGGTTGAGCCTGTTCCAAGTGTTACAGCAAAGTTTTGTGAACCGTGAAGGTCACCAGCAGTTACAGATGCATCTGCTTGTACTTCAAACACGGTACGTGAATCGTCAGCGACAAGGGCAACGGCGTTAGTAGCTGATGTACCTGAAGGCCAGTACTTGCTGAACTTCTGTACACCGTCTGCTTCGTAACGGCATCCCATAAATACACCTTGAACCACTTCGGTTACTGTCGTAATGACTTCCAAATTCCCTGCATTAATACGGACAAGATCGCCTGTAAAAATGTTAGCAGCGTAACCTGAAGCAATAGGGTATTCACTTTGACCCTGGTTGTTCGGGGTATTACCACGTTTACGAGAAGGACGGAAGCCTGACAATGCTTTAGTTGCAGTCATGTTATTTCTCCCATTAAATTAAAATGACACTACTAGGTTCCGACCTATATCCAAGTTAGTCTTGGAATTTAGCTGGACGGCCTCTAGTAACTTGTGTTTTACTGTTATTACGAATTGGCATACGAGAATCGCTTGAGTTCATTAGCTGTGCATTAACTGCGTCAACCATTTCCCTACTAGCGTTTTCATAGTGTGCCTGACGAGCTTGGGCTTTACGTAAAGGCAATTTAGCCAATGCTAGATCTCCACGACAGACCGTTCCCATATATCGTCCTTCATCTCTCACGAAAGATGTGTGTTGCATCTCTGGAACTTCTTCTATAGAAACAAACTCCCAACCTTCGGCATGTCGCTTGCCTACGTTCCGATAATCATCCTGATTCTTTGTACTAATCCGAATCCACCGAAGTTTTAAACCTTGGTCAAGGAAACGGTTTTCTACTGATTCAGGAATTTCTAGAAGGTTTGGTTCCCGATATTCATAATCTTGTTCTCTAGAATTGAGTTCACGAGACTCTTCACTACGTGATACTGTTGTTCGTGCCATGTTTAATAACCTCCACGCCGATTGTTAATACTTGTGTATTCTCCGTCTGCCCGTTCAACTTTAAGTTTTTCAGCAGCATATTGTTCAAGTGGTATCCCCCATTTCTCTGCAAGGCGTACATCTTCTTGAGATAACTTTACCTTGCGACCAGAGCTAGGATTGGGAGTGCGTGACGCTCCTGCTACAACTTGAGAAGCCTTTGCGGTGGCTTCTTGCCGTGCTTCGACTTGCTGTGTAGGTGCTTCAAATCGTGTAGGAAAAGCACTAGCTAGTCGCTTATCAATTTCCATATAGTACTCTTCGTCTGAAGGATCATAACCTTCGTCCTTCATGCTGGCATCAATTTGTAATGCAGCTTGAGTGAGTACATTATCCTGACCGAACCAAGGATTACGTGCGGCCCATGAAATTGCTTTAGGGTCATACGCTTCCTGTTGTGCTGGTTGCTCTTGAACCTGTTGAGCCTGTTGCTCTAGTTCTTGCTGATAACGCTGATAAGCGTATTGGCTTTGCTTTAGTTGCATAGCTTCTGCTTGTGCAGCTGCCATTGCTTCTTGAGCCGCCAGCATCTTGTCGGCATCGCCGCTTTCAACGGCTACACGATAAGCTTGTTTGGAAAGTTCCATCTTATCGTTAATCGAACGCTCATTATTATCAAGATTGCTCTTAATGTTTTGTGCGTATTCTCTTTCTTTTTCCTTCAGCTTTGCTTGAAGAGAAGCTTCACGAGCTTTAAGTTCTTCAATTTGTTGCTCACGTTCTTTACGTTGGCGAACAAGCTGGCGAATACGTTTCTGTGCGCCTGATTCTTTTTCTTCATTTTCTTCTGCCACCCCTTGCTCTTGGGCTTTTTGCTGAACATCTTCTGCATCTCCAAGATCTAGTTGAGGTTGCGCTTCTTCTTCTTGAGAGGCTTCGTTTTCAATTTCAAACTCTACCCTCTCTTCCTCTTTTGCGGCTTGAGGAGTTACCGTTGTCCAATCATCAGACATAAAAATCTCCTTTTTAACGTCAGTTGCGATACCTGACGAGTTACGCTTGATTATTATAATACACTAAATATTGTTATTACACAATAGCTAGTGTCATTAATTTGACAAGTTATATGTGGGATCGAGTGTTTTAGGATCATCTAATACCATTGAAATCTGATCATCAAATAGAATTAGCATTCTAACACCCTTGTAAAAGAACTTCTGTCCTGTATGTTTACCATAACAAACATAGTCACCTACTGAACACCACGGTCCATTAAGAAACTTATCTTTGTCTTTATAGGCTAGGTCACCTATGGCAAGGACTTTACCAACAGTCGTTAGGTAGGAAATGTCATTGACTGTTGAATCAGGTAGAATGATTCCACCCTTTGTTGCTTTCTTAATAGATACAGGCCGCACCAGAAGGTGATAACCAGGGATATGTGGAAGAACTTCGGGATCAGGTGCTTCACCGTTTGTGATCCATTCGTCATTCAACATTGCTTTATCCATTGCTACTGCTTGCATTGTTACTCCTCATCGTCTTCGTATATCATTTTATTGACTATACTTTTGATTTCCACTAAGGCATACTCAAGTCCTTGAATACGCCCAACTAGATTTGTATAGCTATGATAATCTGAAGCACCGCCAGATGCAAGCGTTATTTTTACTGATTCAATTTCTTTCATCAGCATTTTATAAATTTCTTCGTAAATCATTAGATTAGTTTCTGGTAGTTACTACCGTAAGGGTTACGTTCAACTACAGAGCCTCCACGTTTTCTTTCGTTGGCTGGACTAGGAACTTCCATTAAACTAGGCTCTGAACGCTCAATAAAATCTGTACTAGGTTTTACATATCCCATGTCTTCTAAATCTAGAATGGCTTGGTTTCGTAAATCCATTTGTGATTTTATATAATCTTGTATATCAAAGTCATCCATGTAACCTTCATCAGCAAGAGATTGCATTCCTTTAGCATCAACAAATATATCTTGATCTGTTTTATTTGCCATACGTATAAGAGCAGCTCTATCTTTAATAGGTTTGTCAACAGCAATCATTTTAGAATTTATTTTATCAAGCTGTTTCTTTTCTAATTTAGTTAATCCATTTTCAATTTCATATGTTACGCTAATAACCCTGTCACCTTCTCTTTTAATGTCTGGGTTTTTATTATAACCTGGGCGATACTTTTTCTGAAGTTCAATATATTTTTTTACTTCGGCAGGACTAATATCTGCACCTGCTTTACGAATAGCTTTAATACTGTTTAAATCAACAAAGGGACTTAAACCAGGTGCTGTTTCGTCAATGAATGGATTAAAACCTGCAAGTTCGGAATTTCGTTTTGGTCTTAACAATGCTGGTTGTTCGGAATAACCTGGTAAGTTTGCTGCTATATCAGGTAAACCGCCCTTACGAATATCTTCCATAGGTATTCCTTGAATGGTACGTTCTTCAAGAAACTCTCTTTGAAGTGTATTTTCTTCTAATAAAAGTTCTTTATCAAGTTTTTCTTTTATACCTGGTGGAATATCCAAAGCTTTTTTAGGAACATTTTTAGGTTTAGTAGATCCCTTCATTGCAAGTTTAACAAGTTTACTTAATGCCATTATATCAACCTTTGATAGTCACCATAAGGGTTACGTTCTACACGACCAACAGAACCACCTTCCTGTCTCATTATAACGTATTCATATACAGGGTGTTCTTTCTTTGCAGTTTTAATTGTACCTACAACTGGTCCAAACTCTGGAATACCAGTTGTTGTAGGCTTACCACGAGGATTGTCACCTCTTAAATCTCTTCGTGCTTTTGATTTTAATTTTGGGTTATCCAAACGAGCAAGAGCTTCTTCTAACATAGCCTCGCTTTCTTGAATAGACTTATCTCTAAAAGCTTTAGCACGAGTATCATAGGTAGCCATCTTGCCACCCTTTTCATAAATTGTTTTTAAAGTGTAGGCATGGTCTGCCCCTGTAGGAGTAAAATCTTTATTACTACTTTTCATTGCTACAAGAAATGTATTATCTTCATAACCTTCTGGTGCTTTTATCCATTTCCATTGACCTTTACTATCAATGAGATTTGTCATAACAGTTTTAGCACCTTTGACGGGATTACCTACAGGAAGTTC